ACCTCTAGCCGCTGCTATTTGATTAGTCTGTGTGTTAGCGTTATCTAAACCTATTTGGAATAACGGGTTATTTTGTAGGAAATCAAACTGTGCGTTAGGGTCTGTTAAGAACCCTGCTTGGTCTACACCTTGCTGACCTACCTGCGCAAATGGATTAAGTAAATCATTTGCCCTGTAAGCACCTGAGCGTAACTCTGCTAATTGATTGGTTTGAGCGCCCTGTAATCGTGCTTGGTTTTCCGCTCCAACAATACCAGCCTGTGCTGCGTTCTCTGTTGCTTGCTCTGATTGTAACTCACCAGCATTAACAGCCGCTTTCGCAGCATCTTTACCAGTAAGTTGTCTTATGAATCCCATTTTGTGTACTCCAATACATTTACATTATAAGTTTTACCGTTTTTTATATAGTCGTTTTCTTTTGTGTTAATAACCTTAAAGTCATTTAACAAAGCAAAATCTAAAACGTTTTTATATAAGTCTGGTATCTCTGCGTAAAGTGGTAGAGTGCCTCTAAAATGCAAGACTTGTTCTCCAAATTTTATTGCATGTTCTTTTCTGTGCTTTGGTAGTACCTGTACATGGCAGGCATTACCGTCTAAATATTTGTGATATACCATTAACCCGATTATCTCACCGTTAACATATCCACCAATATATAAATATTCATCTGATATAGGTGGCTCAAACTCACTTAGTGAAGGACTGTTATCATCACTTATTGTATCATAAATAGCTGGATTGCATAATACCGCTTTTATATCACTGTTATCGCGTGTCTCTTTAAGTATCACAGTGCTGTTATAGTTGCGGTTATATTAACGTTAACAGAGTTATTGGCGCTTGCTTTGGCTTGTATTACCCCGCCTGTAACCAGTGCTTGACCTATTATAGCGGGTGCTAAACTGTAACTTTGAGATCTTAAATTCTCATCGGTTATCACCTCGTTCAAGTCATTTGGCACGCCAGATTGAACTAACCTAACGCTAAAGGTCTGGCTAGTCGTGGTGTAGTTATTCAAAACAACGGCATCAATACCGATTGTTTCGGCAGTAGATGGCACAGTGTACAAGGTAGACCATGCCGTAGTTAATCCAAAATTAAATACGATAGGCTGTAATGGTTTTGTTGACATTTTATTTACTCCTGTAACTCTGAACCTTCGGCCAGAAATTTGACTGATATATTACCCTGTGCGGTATTATTCATTAATTCGTAAATAATAATTTCGAGTGATTCACCTAACGCACCATCAAGCCTAATAGCAACACCGTGATTCTCTTGGCCCGCAAAGGCAACGCCTGCAACTAAGCCCTTTGTCGTGTTACCTGATTTTGGTTCAAAAACTCTAGTGTCATTACCATGAATAGCGATATCAAAATTAGTTCTATAGGTGAATATATTTTTATACTTACCATTGCCGCGGTTAATTCTTAAAGTCATACCCGCAACAAGTGGAGGCGCGCCGCCGAATGTTGTTAAATCACTAGTATTGGGTGAAGTGGTCGCCAATTTTATTAATGTAATGTCACCAGATTGACTAGACTGTGGCTCTAATGAAAATATTACAGGAGTGACACTTCCATCAATTGCAACGCCTGTTGCTGAATCTTGAGCCATATTATTATTACCAGTAAATATACTGGTTGTTGCAGTGTTGTATATTTCAGAAATAGGTGGAGCAACTTCGACAACATCACCAGTAATAGTAAGGATTTCACCGCGATAAAAGTGGCCGTCAGCGGTATGTGTAAGGTCTATAATATGCCCTGCACTGTTTGCTGTTGTGAGACCGTGACCTGTTGTTAAAGTTAATACACGCTGATTTGTAATAGTGTTAGCGCCAAGTGTTAACCCTGTCACCTTCTTTTGTAAAAAGAATAAATCCAAGGGGTCGGTTGTTTGGTCTTGCACAAATACAGGCACACCAACACCACCTCTACTAGTAGTTTCAAGCGGGCTTATTATTGACACTGGCAGTGGGTCGGGTGAGCTTATCGACACTGGCAGTGGGTCAGGTGAACTTATTGATACTGGTAGTGGGTCAGGGCTAATTACATTAACGTCCACCACATCAGGGAATACATTATTACTCATCTAAATTTCACTCCAATCAGTACCATCAAAGATAAGGTGCATACTGTAATTTAATAAATTGATTGTCTTATTTGTAAAGCCATCTATTGAGCCAATAACCTCAATACTTACACCGCGTCTTTTAATATGTACTTCATCATCCTCAACAGCTTGTGGGTCTAGCGTTATACTTATCGGCACTGTATTTTTACAGATAACAACTTGATAATCCCTAGTTGTTAAGTCACTGATTGTATTAACTATTTCAAACTGCCTTAACTCCAACGAATTTATTCTTGCTGCGTTTCTGCTAACCCGGCTTGATGAACTTGTTATGTTATTTTTTGACTCTTCGACTTCATCAGTGTTACCACCTGTTCTTTGCCATAGTTGAAAAAGTATAGTATCTCTATCCCTTTCGTAGTCGCGCCACTCTCTATCCTCCAAGATAATTCTTGGCATCTTTAGCGCTGGTGGTGGATTGACATTAGCCATTATTTACCAGCCAAACGCAAATCAATGGTGGCCGAGTAAATAGAATAATTAACAGGGTCAGTTGTTGACAACCTAAAAATCCTATCGTAAAAAGAGCCTAAGTTAAACCACTCTACCTGTAAAGTAAACTGACCTAATCGCCCAACCTTCGGCCATGAACCTCCGCGCCAAGTGTTACCACCATCATCAGAATACTCAACCATAATTCTAGGGTTATCGCCTTGACCAGCCATCAAACCAACGCCTGACTCCATGATAAACTTAATACATGACATCTGTACTCTTTTACCTTTTGAGTTAAGTAGATCGCCATTGATGGATTGTGTGACCCTAACCCGCTGTAGTGGCTCACTGTTGTTTGTATAGGTATCTAAATCTAACGTATAAACATTACCATTATCTATATCAGCAATAACATTCTTACCATAGACACTAATAACTGAGGTGCCTTGGTATATTTTAGAATCTAACGGGCTACTTACTCCGCTTGATAATTCAAACCAACCTTGCTCACCTAGACTCTCATTTACAATAAATGTTTTCTTGCCTGTTGGGAATGTTATCATATAGAAGTTCTGGCCCTCTAATGTGAAAGTACTGCCGATAGCATCACTTACATCAGAATAACGCTGTAATTCGTGCGATATGGCGTCTGTGCTTATTCTTTGGTGTGAACCTGCTGAGGCTCTGTATATAGCGTAATCATCACCCAGCCAATAAAATGCTTCATCAGTTTCAGATATTGAGTTTATAGCCGCTAAGCCAACGTCAAATATTCTACCTTGTAACTTGTCTATTGGTGGTGAACCAACTCCTGAGTTATACCAACCCACAATAGATCGAACACCACAACGGTAAATAACTTCATCAAATACAAAGTCACGCACAAGGTTATCAGGTAAAGTTTCTTCACCAACGATATTTAAACCACTAGCCACTGCACCGTTACCAACGTTTGAGATAGTAGAGAACCTATCAAAAGTATATATAAATTGATTGTTAAAAAAGTCAACGGACTTTGCGCCCGTAATGTTTGGGTCGGTAACTTCGATTACTGTGTTGGTATCGGTTGAATACTGCCATACCTTTAAATCAGAAACGATAAACATATTTATGCCATCGTCTTTTATTATTGCTCTACCGCTACCGGGTATTTCTCCACGCAATGTATGAACACCAGCATTATCTATCTCATAAAGGAATCCACCTTTAACTTGATATAACACCTCAGCCATACGATGAAAGCCTCGGTCTATACCCGGTAATGTTCCTAATACTTTTAAGCCCGGGAATGGTAGTAGAACATAACTCTCCTTTCCTTGTTCATTAAACTGTTGATACCAGTTTTGTGTTTTTTGGCTTGATAGTGGTCTTGACCTACTTTGATAGGAAGGTCCAGTTACATTTACAGGTATAGTTTGAAACGTCATACAATCATACCTCGATCTATTGACATTGACATTGCAGGACCAAATCGGCCTTTCTTATCTGCCTTGTTAGCACCTTTGATTGCGCCAATAAATAACTGAATGTATTTTGCAACCTGTTGATCGTCTTGAGCGTATATAAACACTTGAGTCAACGCACCATATAAATAAATAGACGGGTGCTTAGTTAGTATCTCATTTGTTTGGTTTGATGATGTTAACGGGTCAGCCTTTTTAAAGAACTGTATCTCTATTGTGTACTCTGAATCAGGCGTTCTATCTAACTGTATTTTATCACCTATAATGGTAAAAAACTGTGGTCTACCAGTGAAAGGATGATTTAACATTTGCTCAGGCGCCTGAAACCTTAACTCGCCACCACCATCATTTGTTAACAACCTAATACTACGTGCTGACTCAAAGCCAGTAGGTAATGTTAGCAAGCGGCCAGTAGTTAATACTGTGGTTATTGTCTCCATACTGCGAACGTTTAATATCTCTGTTTCGTTTGCATACATAGAATTTTCAGTGAGTGCTATGAAGTCGGCCATCTTGGTGCCCAAATCTTCACGGTGAGACCAGTCAGTGACCTGCTTAACTAGCTCATCAAAATTTGTTAATGCCATTAGATTCGCCCCTGCTTTGTTCTAAGCTTTGACCACTCACTAGAGTTAATCTTTGCTATTAAAAATGTCTTATTGTCGTTGTGTAATGGATTGCAATTATGTAAGCCTTTCGCTTTTAATTCTTCACGCCACATATCAACAACAATTAATGGTATAGAGGCGACTTTGTGCATGTCGCCAGCCCAGTTATTACCACTGGAGTGAGTATTTAACTCATTATTATTTGCATTAAATATAGCATCCGTATTTTGATGCTTGCGAATGACGTTTTTACCCTCGTATTTTTGGAAGGTTTCAATTACACCCGTATATTTATCCGCATCAAAAAAACGTTCACTCATATTAAATAGCCTTTACTTTTTTAAATAACTCAATCTCTTTACTTGTTGGGGTACATTCTTCGCCAATCTTCACTATACCGTCTTTAGTGGTAAAGAGTTTCTTGCGGGCAATGCATTTGATAGGTTTTTTTTCAGCTTTAACTTCTTTGGGTTTTTTAATTTCTTTAGTCATGATTATAACCTTAAATTAAAGGGGTATTTCTACCCCTTTTGTACTCGCTAAACCAATTTAATTACTAAACTGTTTTAGTGTTATCAGCAATGATACCTGAAGCTGCTTCGTTCTTAGAAGTCAACGTGTACTCAGATAACAATTGAACGCGATCTGAATCGCCATTTTTAGCTAAAGGTGTTTCTTGGAAACTAGCCAAGCTTGACATACAGAACTTATCCATTTCAAGCACAAGAACTGACTCTTGAACCATGAAGCGGTTAGGTACTACAGCAAGTGAACCAAAGTCACTAACATAAATATCAATAGCAGTGTTAACACGCGAACTATCACCATCAACAGTACGTTGTGCAGGACCACTTGCGCCACCACCAACAAAAGCAGACATTGCTTGCTTATTGAATGAGCCAGCCATAATGATATCTGGATTACCGCCATTATCCCAACAAGAAGCTAAAGTAGCCTTCAAGTCAGCTTCACTAAATGCCGTTAAAGCACCCGCTGTACGAATATCAGTACCATCACCAGTAGGTGCTGTTCCTGAACCAGCCCAGTTAGTAGCTAACCAAGACTCAATACCAGCAAGTTGACGGGCCAAGATTTCTGAACCAGCAACTTTAGCTTTATTCGATAACAAGATTAACTCTTGATCACGCTTAAGCTCTTTAGCCATCTTCATTACTTGATAATCCATCTCATCACCACGGCCTGCAGAATCAATTTGACGCTGTGTACGTGAAACTTGTGGAGTCTTAGTACTGATTTGAGTGTAATTACCCAAACGAGTAGTAGGAGTTGAAATAGTAGTTGCTGCGTCAGCACCCTCAATTGCAGCATTGTTAGCGGCACCTGATAAGCTATCTGTTTGCCACTCGTGATTAGTAGCAGTTGCAGTGTCTTTAGAAATACCAGATACAAATGGTGTTTCCATTGGGCTAATATCATAAATCATATTAGATAAATCTTCGCGGTTACCAATTGCGTCATAGGTAGAAAATACGTCAGCCATGATAGGCTCCTTTATTTGTTAAGTTGTCGTTTAAGTTGTCGTAATTTAACAAAATCAGACTCTCTGCCAGAACTACGCACCTTTTTCTCTAGTGCTGCAATATCTGACGTTATATGTGATTTTGTCGCTGCTCTTGGTTTTGTACTTACCGGGGCTTTGCGTACCTTTTTTTCAATGGCAGCATTGCTTTTATTTACTGATTGATATCTAGCGGCATCTAGCATAATTTCATAATGCCTAGCCTCAAAAGTTGATAAATCATTCTGACCAATACCACGACTTTCTGCGTAAGCAGTCATTAGGTTTGTGTCATCTTGGAATCGCTGGCTTTGCTTACCGTTTACCGTCCATTCTGGATGGTTATTAAATAAGTCAGCACTGACTTTTGCAACATCTACACCCGAAGCGACTTGTTTATTTTCGCTTAAAAGCCTCTTACGATTACTTAGCTTTTCGGTGTACTCAATATACTTTTCCGGTTCATACTCTCGCCATTCTGCCAAATCCTCTGTACTTGGCGTTTCTTCACTAATGATCGCGTTTAGTTGTGCGAGTTTATCATTTAGCTCAGATTGCTTCGTTACAAAGTCTGCCTTTTCAATATTGAAGCTATCAACATTCTTGGCGTGATCTTGCGTTTTGCGAGTATAATCAGATTGCCTAAGGTTACCTTGCTCCCATTCCTCAACTTCTCGAAGATTTATTTCACGCCCTTTATATTCAACGTAAAGGTCTTCATCCGTATCAGTCCTTGGTTCGCGGTTACCCTCTTCGTGCTCTGACTCTTCAACTTCCGGCTCAACTTCATCATTAGCTAACGCCTCTGGCTCGGCTTCACTTTCAATTGGCGCATCTTGCGACACATCAACGACATCTGTATTTTCAGGTTGCTCTTGCGAGTCCGTAGATTTAGAGTCGATTCTTTTTTTAAGGGCATCGCCCTCAGAAATACTTGGTGCAAATTCAAACATTTGTCAGTCCTATTGGTTGTTGACGTTAAATCCTATTTAGTGCTTGTAAACCTTTTTCTAATATACTAAGTGTCTCCTCTGCTCTAACACCTTGCTTAACTATACTCTCAAATTTACCTTGAAACTGTTTCATTAATTGCATTCTTTGCCATAACTCATGACGCTGTAAGTCATCCTCAAGCTTAGAGTCATTAAACTGCTCAAACATTGCCGCTCTCATTGCCGTAATGGCCTCAAGATATAACGGGTTATTTAGCAACTCTGTAGCCCTATGTGCCCTACTTATATCAGCAACCGCTTGATTAGTTTCTTGCTGTGGTGATTTCATTATAACGCGTTACCTTACTGGTTACTAGTTTGTTGGCAGGCCGAGGTTTAGTCGCTCAGCCACTGATAAGTTGTTAACCTCATTTACAACCCCTCTAAACCCTCGATTGTTAGGTGCTCGGTTACTATCTCGTAAACCCCTTGTATCATTTCCGGCGTTACCTGCTCCTCGTACTTGTCCACCAGTAGTGCTACCCGGTTCAAAAAAAGCTTGACTTGCGGCTCCGATAGACTCTTCTTTTCCTTGTCCGATAATGCCAGACTCATCGCCTGATTCAATGGCATTGAGCCAGTCTTGTTTTGCTGTTTTTCTTGCATTGTCATCACCACTCCATTTCATTATAGAAACTTCTGGATAGCCTTCCGACTTGTTCCATCCGCCTTTTTCCCATACCCTTTCTAGATCTTTTAACTCTATATCGCTATAGTATTTTGACTCAAACGGTATAGCTGCCACCTCTTTAAATCCATATTCACCATATAAACTAGGCAAAAAACCATTAGGGAATTTCTTGCTTTTAACTGAAAACGCATCAAGTACTGTTGCGCCTTCTTCGATAGCCTTAAGCATAACCGCAGGACCAGCAACGCCTTTAGCCCCTTTCTCGTTATTAACAACACCAACAACGGCCCTTTCATTTGTTGATAAGCCTGCTTCAACAAGGTCCAAATCTTCATAAATATCATTGTAATTATAATCATTCTTAATTGCAAAGAATATCTCTGAGTCCTTCAGTTGGTGTATAGATGTTTTTCCAGTCCTTATTTCTTTGTTTAAATCTTTTGTATTGTACAGTGTTAATGTTGCGGATGAATCGCTTCGCTTAAGTGCTTGAGAAAAATCAGAAACACTAATTCCACCGGCCTTCTTGGTGGACCTAGAATCAACCCAGTTATCATTTATAAAGTTTTGCGCTAATTTTGCTTGTCTAGGTGACTTTATAAAATCAAATGGCTTGCTTGGTATTGACGCTGCTATTTCTGGTGTAATTGTTTGCGATGGAAGTTTTAATTGAAAACTTCTATAGTCTTTCTTTTCTTTCGCACCAGACTTTCTTCGATCTTCGTAAAAGTCAGGGAATAATGTTTTACTTGAAACTGGTCTTGCAAATTTACCCACTACCTTTCCTGTAACTCCGTACTTATAAGACCTGTGTTTTTTAGTGCCTCCTGTGCCAAGTTCAATCCTTGCGTCTGGCGTTTTATCTACTTCAATCAGTAGCATATTATCGCCTTGGTTATATCCAGCAAAATCAGGGTCTATGGTTTCATCAAGTATTTTTTGGAAGTTTGGCGTACCGAGATCTTGTGACTTACTGTTACCTAGTAACTTAGTAAATTTAGACCTCTTTTTAAAAGTAAGATTTTCAGCCCATTTATGGTAGACATCTTGATTATCCAGACCCGGGAAGTCTTTAAAATCAACATTTGCCTTTATCATTTTATTTAATTGCTTAACATTCTTCTTTGACATACGGCCATCTACAACATAAGAATCCAATGTCGAAAGGAATGACTGTGTGACTGTAGCGTTTGACCTATGTGCCTTTGGATTCATTGCGCTGACGGCGATAATATCCCCTTTCTGCAGTTTAGTTTGGCCACCTTTATCGTTAACAGCCCAGACAATATTGTTATTTTTATAAGAGTCGAGCATAGGGAAGCCCGGCCCGCCTTGCAATTCTATTGGCATAATTTTACTTGAATCTATACCTTCAAACCCTCTACCAGCACCTGTCATATCCGCCAACGTAGGAACCACTGTTCTGCCAACCAAGTCCTCTGGATTAACGATAGGGACCTCACTTGTTATCTTATCAAAACCACCCGGAGTGCCTATATTGGCCGCTGGATCAAGTAAGAAATTATCAACATCTGGCGTTTTTAATTCTTGATATTTTGCACCAAGCTTCTTGGCACCCTTACCCACTACAGGCAAAGTACTCAAAGCACCAAGAGTAACACCAAAAGCATCACCCTTATCAATTGCATCTGCAAAGTCATCAGCACCAACAAACCCACCTAAAGGTGTTGCCACCTCACCAAGGAATGCTAAGTTCTTACCTACATCACGCGCACCCGTTTTACTAGATATAACACCTGAATCATACAAGCTATCACCAACAAATGAGGACACCTTCTCACTAAGTGTGGGGTCTACCACTTCTAATGAACTACCTGTTGGCGCTCCATATTTTGACGCATTTTGAAGTAGGTCGCTATCACTCTGGCCAGCAACAACTTGCTGAGTGTATTTATTCCGCAAAAACTCACGGATATTATTCGCATCCATGTCGTCAGGGAATTTAGATCGACCAACCCCTTTAATATCTACTATTGGCATTAAATAAACCCTTGTAATTTTATGTTAGTTTATGGTTATTTATTGAATCTTGACTTGTAATAATCTGGATAACTACTTCTTAACTCTTTAATAGCTACCTCGGTTAAGTCTGACTCCTTTAACCCTTTATTTGCCTCTAGGTAATCAGGAAGTATTGGCAGGTCTGGTATACCAGTGGACAAGCCAACACCCTTAACTTGTTCGTTATTTAATTTATTATTTACTTTCATGTTGCCTGATATAATCCATGAACCCTGCATATTTGAATTGGTTTTATATCTATAGCTACCACCTAAGGGTAATTGGTCTGTGATGTGTGCCGTCCTAGCATTCACATTACCATCTTTTTTTATGTCAGCTCGCTTGGTTGCTTCATCCTGCCAGTTTACATCATTAGGCATTTCTACTTCGGCCCAAACTTGATTGGCTGGTCTATATTGAGGTTTTTTGCTACCCTTTACTGCCTTACCGCCTATGTGCTGTGCTGACGCGGCATCGCCAGCATGCCATCCCGGCCTGAAGGCTAGATTTCCTAGCGAGGATTTTACCATTGGTTTATCGCTTGGTTTTGCTGATGATTTTCTTTTACTTCCTTTTTCCGCTATTTCACCTATCTCGGCATCGACCCACTTACCAACATCGACCCTGTCATTAGAATTAACGAATAACGGGTATATATTATCATCCCCCGGCTTGGTTTTAAATAATTTGTATGCCTTAACCGTTTCACTTGGTTGATAACCCTTTTTAACAGTGAAATCCTTGATATTTTCAGGTATGAACTTACTGGCATCGCTCATTATTGGTTTGATATTGCTTGTTTTATTAACAACCATGTACGGCATTTTATTAATACCAGCTTTTTTTGCCGCTAAAGCCCTGTGGATACCCTCTTGTGAGAATCCCTTTGAGTAATCAACAACACCCATAGGGAATTCCTCACCTCTAAGCATCTTGTCGGCATACTCATTAATTAAGTCATCATCTCTTGTCCCTACAAGCTTGCCAACAGTGCTATCAAAGCCTTTTGCCGCTTCATTTAGGTAATCATCTGGAGATGTATTTTTGTTTATTGACGCCACTAACCCCTTTTCGCTTTTAAAATATCCCGGGTCTGTTAGCATATCATCATACGTAGGCATACCAGTCTTTGTGTCGGTAAATCCTTTAGGATTATATACTTGAGGTTTTGATAGGTCAGGCTGGTATTTTGGTTTTTGGTTAAATCTTGTATTTTGTTTTTCTGGTAATTTAAAATCAAAATCACCAAGCATATCACCAAGCATATCATCAGCCTTTCTTGCTGTTTTACCAGCCTTACCAGCCAAATCACCAGCTAAGGGTAGTACACCCAACGCTGCTAATCCCATACCCAAGTTATCACCTTTAACCTTGGCCCTAACAAAATCATCAACCGCTGCTACATCACCGATACCCGGTAACATCTCACCAATAGCTGATACGTTCTTACCTATCTGTTGTGCGCCATATCTATTAGATATAAGGCCAGTATCACTTAATACATCAGCTACACCCTGTCCTGCTCGCTCCATTAAGCTAGGTTTGTATGGTGCCGCAACACTACCTGTTGGCGCTCCATATTTTGAAGCACTCTGTAGTAAATCACTATTAGTCTGGTCGCTATACCTCCTCCGTAAAGTGTCACGAATATCATTGACATCCATACCATTAGGAAAATTAACATTACCATAACCTTTAACATTTACTTTTGGCATTAAACAAAGTCTCCAGTAGCTGGGTCAAACACTAGCATATTATCCTGCATCTCACCATTCAAGTCTTGACCTGCCTTAAGTTCAAGCTCGGTTAATTTAAGTGCTAAATCATCATTAGCTTTCTTACTATCAGCCTGTAACTTAGCTTGGAACTGTTCATTATCAGATTGTAACTGAGCCACTTTAATCTGTGCATCGCTCTGTGCTTTAACCAAGAATGCCTGCTGCTTAATCTGCTCAGCCTCAGCTAATGGATTTTGCACTTGTTGTAACTGCTCTTGCTGCTGTAAAACAATCTGGTTTAACTGCTCGTTTTCAGCCTTGAGTAACTCCGCTGGTTCTTCCGGGTTGTTGAGTAACCCCTCTGATTGGCGTAAACCAACACCATCCATCAAACCTGTTAAGTTTTTATAGATAGCAATATCATCAACCAACATAGAACCTTGTGCTTTAAGTTGTTGCTGTACAGCGTAAATTCCCTGTCTTGCCTCAACTAAACTTTCATTATCTCCAGCACCTAATCCTACACTCGTTTCAATATAGTGCTTATACTTCCAGCTTTTAGGATTAACCGTTAACGCTTTACCTAAAACACGAAACTCTGTGTCAGTATCTTGGTAACGCGATACCAGCCAAGCAATGCCCTCATAAAGCTTCCTAAAGCCTGTCTCGGCATAATTACGTGCCATTAGCTCGATCTTAGCCGCGCCAGCCTCTTGGACACCATTAAAGCGAGTTGCTGTTTCATCCATAAGAGTGTCAGCACTTAAGCCTTGACTTGCCAATAATGTTCCTGAAGTTTGTGCTCTTGCTTGGTCTACGTATTGAATGACTTGTAATGTTCTGTCACCAATGTAAGGTATCTGTAAAGGGAATACAGCTTGTTGTGGTAGTATTTGTGAGTCCTCATCAAGCCTAACAATACCATTGGTTCTAACCGTTAGCATATCATCTAGATCAACATCACTATGAACAACATTACGAGGGTTATTTACCATGTAAATATTGTCATTCATACCACGAACTAAAGCGGTTTTTTGTAACTGTGTTTGATATGTTATTTCAGCGCGACTACGGCCAATTGCTTTATGAGGCATTAACACAGCAGATAATGAGGCGTAAGGTACATGGTTAAAGTATTCGTTAACTAGGACCTCATTACCACTTATCATTATATGTCTACGCTCAGCAATACCGTCACCATCAAAATCAATCTTAATGTATAAGTCAGATATTTCAACGTACTCACTAGCCCATTCAGATACGGTGCTTCCTGTTGATGAGCCGCCTTGGTCTTTATTTCTTACCGCTGCAATATTAGACTCTTGTACAGCTTTATCGCTTACTGTTGGTAGTCGTGATATTAAGTCCTTATCAAAACCATCAGCCATTAATTCACTACGTGTTTTTCTAACCCTATCACCAACCATTTCAGCTTCGTCAATGCTTGTTGCATTACGAGTAATAAGGAATGACTCCGGCGGGATATTAATTATATTAACTTTCTTTCTTTCGGTTGTTACTCGGAATTTAATATTAAAAGTCTGGGCCTCTAAGTCCTCTTCCTGTTCGGCAATGTCAACCTTAATCTTATCAACGGATGAACCAACTAAACTATCACGGATAGCTGATAATTCTTCTGAATCAACACCCTCATACTCTACTACCTCAACATCCTTTTGTTCTTCGATAAAGTATTTAACCACACCGTTCTTGTGTATTTCTGCATCTTTAAGCCAATTATGAATTACCTGAAAACTTTCTGGTTGACTTCGTATAATCCAGTTAACGTATTTTGTTTTCTCGTCAGCCTCTTGCACTTCCACTTCATTTTCAGTATTTGGAGTGAACGACATTATATTACCTGAGCCAAGAAAAACTCTTGCTAGACTTGGCATGTCTGACTCAATAACGTCAGCTATATCAGTGGATACTACGCTTGATTGATTGGGAATTGCTGCAAAATCACCAGTTTTATCGCCTAGATATGCCTCTAGGTATTTGGTGTTCTCTCTCATTAGATCACCACTAAAAATAGCGGCTTGGCGTTCTGCCTCGCCAACTAAACTTAATAGCTCGTTATCTGTCATTTTAGTTGGCATTAAGAATCACTCAATAGTTAAAAGATTGTTTTACTTATTATACTATATGGGGTAGTGTTAATCCAATCAGTCAATTTAGGAATCAAATAAATGAAAATGTTAAGGAACTTTAAGTGTAGTAATAGTCACATAACAGAACGCTTAATTGATAGTAGTGAATTAACTATAGTGTGCCCCGAATGTAACGAGATAGCACTCAAAATGTTAAGTGCTCCCCGGTCGTTTGGCAATACTACTGGTCGTAGTCCATCAGCAACTTACAAGAAGTAGTTAATAGCTGTTAGTCTTACCATAATTCAATGCCTTTCTAGCCTTTTTAACTGGAGGTTGAAACATTAGCATCATCAAGCTATCTGCCATACCCGGCGAATCAATACCCTGACTTTTCATCTCTTGCTTATTCATTAGCTGCTGTAAACCATTACTGTTATTCTTACGTGGTATGCGACATAACTCAGAACGTAATGCTGGAATACTTTCAATACCATCACTATCAAATGATATCATCTCTTCTGGATCAACATATTCACCCTTCACTACACAACGATAAGTGTTATAACATCTATCAGCTAATGATATGTAATACTGCGCCCGGTTATTCTTAAATACCTCAGCATTGGTTAGGTTGTTATTCTTATCGCCATAGCCTTTTTGGTACATCTTATCAGCATGGTCTTGTCCTTTACCTGACAATGAACCCTTAAACATTTGATACTTAGTATTAGTTGAGTCTAGATTGTTAGCAACTTGCCGCTTAAGGCCAGCACCCATACCGTCACCATCCCAAACAAACCAATCTGCCTTGTGTTCACGTGCTAAATTGGTGGCCCAATCACAACCTACATCTATTTCACCTGAGTTTTTTTCGTAGATATGCTGAACAATGCTACCATGTCTCATGGCATAGCCTTTGTTATCTTTACCAGTATCACTAGGGTCATGTGCTGCTATCCTAGCTCCTAATGGTTTAAATACCTCTTTAAGCTTATCTAACTTGTGTGCGTCTATGCAGGAATCAAACCATTCAGCCTTGACTATGCTATCAGCCACTTCATCGTTAAATTTCCCCTCCCAAACCCAGTCATATTTGGCGCGAGATAAATTAGTGTAGTCCCATTTCCTTAATGTTTCCTGCTCAATATTCCACCACGGATTATCACGCCAGTTAACCACAATAATTAAGTGTAAGTCATCCTCATAATAACCATGTTTATTTAGCTCTCTAAGGTACGGCACGATAAATCTTTGACTAAATGGATCTGCACTAGACTGTGGGTTAGCACTAAACCAACATTCTGCACCGGGATTACGTAATATTGTAGGTAGGAGTTTATCAATTGAAGCCTGACTCATTGTCTGTGCCTCTTCAAACCAAGAATATTTATACCCTTGCGCTGATTGAATGGAGTTAGGGTTTCTCGCTGCTCCCTTGTAAGCTGTCTGGGCACCCTCTGGTGATATAATGCGCTTCTCTTGTACATTCCATCCATCAAGCATTAAGCGGTCATTAATAGACCCCTCAAACACCCTGTGAACAGAATCAGATATAGAGTCTTGGAATTCACGCAAACAATATATATCAGCTTTCTCTGTTGCCATTTTAAATGTTAACGCGTCACCGATACCAATGCTTTTACCGCTACCCCTTCCACCTATGGCAATTTTAAGCTGCTTGGGTTTTGTTAGGAATGGCTCAAGTTTTTTGTTAATCCTTAATGTCGGCATCTTGTACCTCGGCATTAATAAACTCAACAGTCCACTTACCATCAGTCTTGAATGACTCACCCTCGGCATTCTTTATCTCGACACTTTTAACGTCAGGTAGGTATTTGCTAACCAACTTTAGCTTAGTATCTATTACAGCCCTTTTACGTTGAACTGCTATAGCATCCATATCTATAGTTAAATCATTTAATTCATCACATATATCAACGACATGCTGAATATGCCCCCCAGCACTTAAAGACTCACGTAAAGCCTCTTGTCTTATAGCGCGATTAACGTTTGCTTTTGATACGCCTTTTTCCATTTTTGCGAGTCCTTATGGTTATTCGCTTGCTTGCTGTCTAGTTTTATTATCGTACCTTTGTTAACGTTATACTGTTAGCTCCGGCACTTATTGCTTTTATGGTTGTTTCTGGTAATTCTATAATACCATCACTTACCCCTGTAAATACACCATCAGACAGTGTTACAAAGTCACTGACCCGAAACCATTGTAGCGTTAATGCGCCTGTGACGCTAAAGGCATAAACGCCCGGAGAAATTGTCTTTGCTTCATTATTTGTTAAAGTTGTCATGTTATATATTCCTGTTGTGTTAAATTAATTCTGTTGTTAATGGTTTAAATGAATCATGGTTAGCATATAACCATTGACCTTGTGCT